CTGCCATTTGCTCTCCCGCTTTTGGGATGTGGACAGTGGATGTGTTACGCTGGGCGGGCATGATGTGCGCGAGTACGACATGGACAGCCTGATGCAGAATTTCAGCTTCGTGTTTCAGAATGTTTATCTGTTCCACGACACGATTGCCAACAACATCCGCTTCGGTCAGCCCGACGCGCCGATGGAGCAGGTCATCGCGGCGGCGAAAAAGGCCCGCTGCCACAAATTCATTATGAAACTGCCGCAGGGCTATGAAACGGTAATCGGGGAGGTAGGCGGCACGCTTTCCGGCGGTGAGCGCCAGCGGCTCTCTATAGCCCGCGCCATGATGAAGGATGCGCCAATCATCATTCTCGACGAGGCGACAGCCAATGTCGACCCTGAGAACGAAAAGGAGCTGATGGAGGCGATTTCCGAGCTGACGCAGGAGAAAACCGTCATTATGATTGCCCACCGGCTGAAAACCGTCCGCCATGCAAATCAGATTCTTGTGGTGGACAAGGGACAAATCGTCCAGTGCGGCACACACGACGAGCTGATGGAGCAGGACGGCATTTACCGCCACTTTATCAGTGGGCGTGAAAAGGCTGTCGGATGGAAACTGTAAACGATAATTGAAAGAAGCCGTATTCCGTCCTCGGACAATCGTCCAAGTGGGAATACGGCTTCTTCGCGGGTTAAGTTGTGCTCGGAAGGCCAAAGAAACAGCAGCCCTCTGCGGATGTTTCCGTGGAGGGCGTTATTTTTTTTGCCCATTTTACCCTGACAAAAGTGCCTTTTCTCTGGGTATAGCGAGAAACGCTATTTCTCAGGAACGAGGTATCACTATGACATACACGGAACGCTCACGAATTGTGGAACTCCAACACCAGGGCTACGGGTATAAGAAAATATCCGCTATAACAGGGCTACCGCTAAACACTGTAAAGTCTTTCTGCGCCAGGCATCCTGTGCAGATCAAAGAGCTACCGGGCCCAAATGCCCTGTGCCGAAACTGCCTGGCTCCGATTGAGCAGACACCGCATAAACGGAAAAGGCTGTTCTGCTCCGATGCTTGCCGAATGGCGTGGTGGAATGCTCATCCTGAAAGAGTGCAGCGGAAAGCGTACTACACACTCACTTGCCGCCATTGTGGGAAACAATTTGAAAGCTATGGCAACGCCCATCGGGTGTTCTGCTCCCGTGACTGCTATTTGCTATTTCGCAGAAAGGAGACCGACCATGAGTGATTACGATAAGCGTCTGTTTGCCTACCAGATGGCGATGGCACTCGCCCGGAGTATGCGTTCCAAGGGGCTGATCTCAGCCAAAGAGTACGCTAAAATTGATACAATCATTGCCAATAAATACGGCATATCTTCGTGTAGTATATTCCGCTGAAATCGCTGGATAACTGGGGCATTCAGAGGTAATATGTAACACACCCAAGGAGGTGAACCGATGGATAGAATAATAAAACGGGTCGATTTCCCGAAAATTATGCAGCCGCAGTTTTTGAAAGTATGCGCCTACACCCGTGTTTCCTCCGGCAAGGATGCCATGCTCCATTCGTTTTCCGCACAAATCAGTCATTACAGCGAACTCATCCAGTCCCATACAGGCTGGGTCTATTGTGGCGTTTACAGCGACGAAGCTCTGACCGGAACAAAGAGTGACCGGGATGGATTTCAGCAGATGCTTGCAGACTGCCGTGCCGGGAAAATCGACATGGTAATTACAAAGAGCATTTCACGCTTTGCCCGAAACACGGTCACTCTTTTGGAAACCGTCCGAGAGCTGAAAAGCCTGGGCGTTGATGTGTTCTTCGAAGAACAGAACATCCACACCATGAGCGCTGACGGTGAGTTGATGCTGACCATCCTGGCATCGTATGCCCAGGAGGAAAGCCGCTCCGTCAGCGAAAACCAGAAGTGGCGTGTCAAACGGAACTTTGAAGCGGGTATCCCTTGGAACGGCAGAATGCTCGGCTACCGAATGCAGGATGGCAAATACTACATCATTCCGGAGGAGGCGGAGCTGGTTCGCCTCATTTATCGAGAATTTCTCGACGGCATGGGTCGAAACCGCATCGCAGCAAGGCTGAACGACGAGGGCATTCAGCCCACCAGATACGGTGAGGCATGGCATCCGCAGACGATTGCAAAGATTCTGCGGAACTACGCCTACACGGGCAATCTGCTCCTTCAGCGGTTTTTCTGCGAAAGCTACATCACGAAGAAAACGGTACCAAACAACGGGCAGAAGGCAATGTACCATGCGGAAGGAACCCATGAAGCCATTATCCCTTTGGATGAGTGGAAAGCAGTGCAGGCAGAAATTGAACGGCGAGCTGAACAGCACAAAGCGAAGCCGCCCGCACAGCCGTCCTTCTTTTACACCGGTCGCATTCAGTGTGCAAAATGCGGGAAGAACTTCCGCAGGAAAACAACGGCAGCACGGGTGGTTTGGATCTGTGCCACGCTCAACACCAAAGGGAAAAAGCACTGCGCTTCCAAGCAGATACCGGAAGCCACCCTTGACGAACTGGTACAACAGGTCACGGATGACCCTTCCAGCATTGAAAAAATCATCGCCGATGACGGCAACACCCTGCACTTTCATTTTTCAGACGGCACTGTGGTCACACGTACTTGGGCGGACCGTTCCAGGGCTGAGAGCTGGACGCCGGAAATGAAAGAAAAGGCACGGCAGCAGTCACTGGCAAGAAGGAGGCAAAAAGCATGAACACTGCGGTTCGGACGGTTACGGTGATACCACCGTCCATCAACCCCATGACCCACCTAACTGACACGCCGCTTTACAAGCTGCGAGTTGCCGCCTACGCCCGTGTTTCCACGGACAGCGATGAGCAGTTCACCAGCTACGAAGCTCAAATCGACTACTATACGCAGTACATTCAGCGAAACCCGGAATGGACATTTGTAAAGGTCTATACCGATGAGGGCATTTCCGGCACGAATACCAAGCATCGCATCGGCTTTAATGAAATGATCGCCGACGCCATGTCCGGTAAAATCGACCTCATCGTCACAAAGTCGGTCAGCCGCTTCGCCCGAAACACGGTTGACAGTCTGGTTACCATCCGCAAACTGAAAGAAAAAGGTGTAGAAGTCTACTTCGAAAAAGAGAACATCTACACCTTTGACGGCAAGGGCGAACTGCTGCTAACTATCATGTCGAGCTTGGCACAGGAAGAAAGCCGCTCCATATCCGAGAATGTTACCTGGGGACAGAGAAAACGGTTTGCCGATGGAAAGGTCAACCTCCCATACAAGCAGTTCCTCGGCTATCGCAAAGGAGCGGACGGTTTTCCAGAAGTCGTTCCGGAGGAGGCAATCGTTGTCCACCGGATTTATACTCGATTCATGGAGGGGTTGACGCCGGGGGCCATTGCAAAGGAACTGACAGCAGATGGGATTCCGACTCCATCGAGAAAACAACGCTGGCAGACCAGTACAGTGGAAAGCATCCTTCAAAACGAGAAATACAAGGGCGCTGCACTCCTTCAGAAATGCTTCACGGTCGATTTTCTCACAAAAAAGAGGAAGGTCAATGAGGGCGAGGTGCCGCAGTATTATGTGAAACACAGCCATGAGCCGATCATTACGCCGGAAGAGTTCGACAAAGTTCAGACGGAGCTTGCGCGGCGTAAGCAGATCAGCCGCCAGTACAGCGGAAAGAGCATTTTTTCTTCCCGCATTGTCTGCGGGGACTGCGGCTCCTACTTTGGCTCGAAAGTCTGGAACTCGACCTCAAAATACCGCAGGGTCATCTGGCAATGCAACGGCAAATTCAAGGGTGAGCACAAATGCGAAACGCCGCATCTGGACGAGGAAACCATTAAAGCGCGGTTCGTGACCGCCCTTAACGCTATCATTGAAAGCAAAGACAACATCCTTGAGGATTGCCGATTGATGCAAGCCACCCTGACAGACTGTACAGGCATTGATACAGAAATCGAGAGTCTGCTTGAGGAGATCGATGTGGTGACCGAACTGACAAAGCGTTGCATTGCGGAAAATTCACAGACGGCACAGAACCAGGAGGAGTACACCGCCCGGTACAATGGGTTTGTGGAGCGGTACGAAAAAGCCAAGGCACAGCTTGAGCAGCTCCGCGCCACAAAGACGGCACGGGAAGCCCAAGCAGAAGCCATCGGAGCATTTATGTTCGAGGTGCAGGAATTGGATGCCCTCACCGAGTTTGACGAAAAGCTCTGGTTGACAGTCATTGACACAGTGACCGTTCACGCCGACGGACGGATGACATTCAGGTTCCAGGGCGGCACAGAAATCGAGACGTGAGTCCCAACAAAAATGAAAAGACCGCAGGTTTCAACGCCTGCGGTTTATTGCTGTCCCCACGGGTAGAGTAATGCACCCCCTAAAGCCGTGGTTGCACCCCCCTAAAATCGAAAATGCACCCCCCTCCAAACCGTAATTGCACCCCCTTAACGGGTTTCTATCAAAATTACGGTTCTTTGCCATAAGTCCACCGTAATTTTGATAGAATTACGGTGGACTTTTTCTATGCCCAAAAACCGTTTGAAATCAGGCATTTCGGCTGTTTCAGCGCATAAGTGAACCCCGCTGCAGAGCAATTCTGCGGCGGGGGTTTGTG